CAGGCCCTGCATCAGCTCGCGCTGGATGCGGCGCCAGATCTCCTCGCGGTGTACCTGTACGTCTTCCGGGGCTTTGACGCCGATGCGCACCTGGTTGCCTTTAACACTCAGCACAGTCACTTTGATCTCGTCGGCGATGATCAGGGTTTCGCCTACGCGGCGGGTGGTAACGATGGTGAAGTCGATAGGGTCAGTCTCGAAGCAATCGGCTTTCAGCAGTTCAATGCCGCAGCTGCCGTCCAGCGGTGCCCAGCCCGGGGTGCGTTCGAACAGACCTTTTAGCGCGTCCAGTTTCTTGCCGCGGCTTTCGGGGAATGCGTACTCGCCGAACATCACCAGCCAGGCCTCGGTGATATCGCCTTCGGTGTCCTGAATGCGCTCCGGGCCGTTGTTGGTCCATGCCAGCAACATGTCGCGCATTGACTCCTGCGTGGCTTCGTCCTGCTCAATGCGCAGGGTTGCCTGCCAGCCGCTCCAGCTATGGACGACGGTAAAGTCCTTGTATCCAGCGCTCATACCGCACCCCCAAAAAACGCCTGGTGAAAGGCCAGCACCTCAGCCGCGACCGCCTTGGGTACCGGGCGGATCTTCGGTGTGATCAGCTCACTGCCTTCAACGCGCACGGTCTGGCTGACTTCGTTCTCAGTGTCGAGCAGTTGGTACCAGCCATCTTTCGGGCAGGTGAACAGTTCCCAGCGGCCGACGCGGCCGGGCTCGAATACGCGCTCGGGTTTGATTTCCATACCGGCGTTCACGTTGGCCACTGCTTTGTCCAGGGCGGCGTCCAGCTTCCGGTTCTGTTTGGCCAGCTGGTGGTTGCGGGTGCGCATCTCCTTGGCCCCTGCCAAGGCTTCGGCTTTCTCCTTCTGCAGGCGCTTCGCCAACTTGCTCAGTCGGTCGGGGTCCAGTGCCTTCAGCCGTTTCACCTCGGCCTGTGCCTCTTTCAGCTGCTGCTGGGTTTTGGCCAGCACACGGGCGTTGGCGTTGTCCTGGATGGCAAGGCGTTCCACCTCGGCCTGCAGCTTCTCCTTGTCGTCGGCCAGCTGGTTGCCGGCCTTCTCGAACTCGTCGCGGGTGTCCTTCAGTTGCTGGCATTCGCGCAGCAGCTGGCTGATTTTCTCGCGCAGAGTCTGTTCACGTTTCAGGCTTTCGGCGCCACGTTCCAGGCTCAGCTTCTGCTCGTTGGACATGAACGCCAGCTGCTCCTCAAGCTCTTTGATCCGCTCCTCCCGCAGGGCAATCTCGAACGACTCCAGCCGGTGGGCTTGCTGGGCCAGTGACGGCTCGGGGCGGTTGTTCAATGACAGTCGGGCGTTCATGGGCGGTCTCCTTTGCGGGGCAGTTCCAGGGCCTGTGCACGGCGGGCGCTGATGCGGCGGTTGAGTTTTTCGAGCGCGGACGGTGGCAGCTCCCGCAGGATCTGCATTGCGATCGCGCGCCCCAGGGCGTTAGAATCAAAGGCGTTGGTGTTTGCTTTCATCTGCTTACTCCTTCATGGCTCCCGGATGCTTGGCGGTATCGGGAGCCGTTTCATTTCAGGCCGTTCGGCCCGGTTCAATCTCGATCAAATACCCAGCACTTCACGGTCTTTTCCTGCTCGGTGATCTTGCTGCGTACCGAGCGGTTGGACTCAATAAACTTGCGGGTCTTACTGGTGCGCAGCAGGTGTTTCAGCGTGCGCATGTCGGGTGCGCGCAGCTTGAACTCACCACACCAGCGCTCGAATTCCTTCAGGTTCACGGCGATCTGTTTGGCCTCGGGGCCGTAGTGGTTCAGCTTTGGCTTGGTGATATCGCCGGTGCCTTCGATGTAGTCGAACGCCTCCCAGAACTCCGTCACCATCGGGTGGTCCGCATTCAGTGCGCTCTGTCGCTCCTTGGCCATCTGCACCACAAACTGCCTCGCCTCGGCGATGATCGGCTCGGGCAGCAGGCCAAGGCCTTTCTCGCCCAGGCAGTCCACCAGGGCCATCAGCTGGCCGTGGTTTTTGGCGATACGTACCATGCGTACCTCCTCAAGGCTCAGCAGCCACGCCTCGTAATGCGCGCAGGCCTTGTCGAAGATCTCCATCAGTTGCTGCTCGGCGCGGGTAGCCTGCAGTAGGAAGCCGCTCACGCTCTCCATTGGCACCCGTTCCAGCCACTCGGCGGCCACTTTGGTCTGTGCTGTCTGGTGTTCGCGGGTCAGTGTGATATGGCCGATACGGCTCAGAATCGCTTCGCTTGCTTCCACCTGAGCGTTCTGGCTGATCATGATCGCGCCACGGAATGGCGGCTCGCGGGTTTCGTTACTGGTGGTCTTCATCCCCATGGAGCGAATCGCACGGCCGTTGAAGGCGGTTTTCAGTTCGTCCCAGTCAAACTGGCCGGCCTTGTTCTTGTCGCCGCTATCGCGGTCAGCCTCGATCAGCACCACCGGCATGTTGCTCACCTGCTCAAAGGCACGGTAGCGGCCGACCTTGGTGGCCTTGCTTGGGTCAAAACCTTCATAGTCGGCGCGGCCGCAGGCCTTCCACATAAACTCGATCAGCGTGGATTTACCGGCGCCGGCCTCGCCCACTAGCTCAAAAAACGGGTAGCTTTTGTGCCTCTGGCGGATCTGCTCAGCGAACAGCGAGCCCAGCCACCATGCGGTTGTGACCACCCCGGCACTGCCAAATGCCTGTGCCACCTGGCTGGCCCAGTGGGGGTTGTACTCGTTCGCGTGGGTGTTGATCTGGATCTCGGGCGAGCCGGCCAGCGTTTTGAGCGACAGCCTGCCGAACTGGTAAAAGTCCTCATCGTTGATGGGTACCACCTTGCCGTCCTTGATCGCCACCTCAGTGAACACGTACACGCCGTGCTCTTTGGTGTAGCCGATGTAATCAATCGTCTCGACGGTGCGCAGGCCGATCATCTGGTCCTGCATGATGCGGTCCAGCTGCTTGCCGCTGCCGATCCACCAGGCGTTTTTGATGCCCAGCAGGCGGTTCTTGAACTCGCTGGCACTGGTCAGCTGTTTGGGCGTGAAAGCGTGTTTGTGTACCGACTCGTCCGGCATCTCGATGCGGAAGTAATAGGTACTCTCGTCCGTGACTTCATTGCGCTGGAAGTAGAGCGGGGTGGGTACCGCGCTGCAGACGCAGGTCAGTACGCCGGCGTTTTTCAGTACCCGCTCACGGCCTTCATCGTCCAGCATTTCCATGCCGCTGGCGTCCAGGGACTCCAGCTCGCGCTTGTAGGCGTCATCGTCAAACTTCCACCACCACAGCTTGCCCCTGAACTCAAACCACAGCTCACGGCGCTCTTGCTCGTGGTACATGATCAGCGCTTTCTCGCCGGGGCTCTTGGCCAGCAGCAGATCGCCGTAGTAGCGGTACTTGTCCAGATCCTTCGTGTCCAGCCGATTCAGCTGCAGCAGGTCGTTCCAGTCGTAGCGGCGGCCATCCATCATCGGGATTTGTGCGGCCTCGCAGGGCCAGCCTGCTGCCTCGGCACGGTCGCGGTGCTTCAGCGTGGCCTTACGACCGGCGTGATCGCCGTCCTGTGCCCATACCAGCGTGGGCAGCTTGCCGCCGGCGGGGACTTCTTTGCGGATCGACTCCAGCAGCTGGTCGATGTAGTTGGCCGAGCTGAGGTTCGACACCGCCGTAATGCCCACATGCATCAGTGCGATCGCGTCGCAGATGCCCTCGGTAATCCAGATCTCTTTCGTCTCGGCCAGCTCCTTCACGCTTAGGATCGGCGGCACCCAGGCAAGGCCCTTAAAGCCGCCGATGATGCGTGCCTTTTGTTTGCCGAAGCGTTGCGGCTTGTCGAGCAGGCGTTCCCAGTGGCCGTTGGGCAGGGGGAAGCGCACAGTCGTGGTGCCCTGGTTAATGGTGTGGTCGTGGTAGAACTCCTGGGTGTACCAGCCACGGATGCGCATCAGGTCAAAGCCACGGCCGTCACGCAGGTAGCCGTCTGCAACGGCGGTGGGGTTGGCCTGCCGCTCGGCTTCATCCTTCGGGGTGTAGCGCTCGGTCCAGCTCTCGAACAGCTCCGGGAACAGGTCTTTCACATGGTGCTGGGCACCGCAGCGGTTCTCGCGGCCACACTTCACCATCCAGGGCGCGTCTGCACTGGTGAACGCCTCACGCTGGTTGCAGGTGGGGCACTCGATCTTGCTGATGTATTGCTTAACCACCTTGCCCTTGTGCTGCTGGGTCAGGCGGCTAACGATGTCGTCACGCAGTTGTGGGTTCATGCCTGCTCGCCTTGTACTGCATCGTCCTGGAGGAGGTCGTCTATATCCATCTGCTTGCTGTTCTCGCGCTCGATCGCCGCCTGGCGAATGGCCGCGTCAGCCAGCGGCAGGTCGATATCCGGGTTTGGGCAGCCAGACGGACTCATCGCGTGGGTGATCTCCATCTGGCCACGGAACGTCGCGCCACAGCCCACGTTGGTGCATTGCAAATAGGTGGACCGCAGCAGGGGATGCATGGCCACTGAGTTGCGCACACGCAGGCCGTGATGGCAGTGCGGGCACCGGAGTTTGTAGACGCTTCCGCTCATGACTGGCCCTCTTCGTCACGCTCAAACCGACCGGCGGTTTCAGAGATGCCGTGCGTAGCCTGGAACAGGCGCATGATGTGTTTATCGAGGCGAGCGCGTTCGGTTTCATCGATATCGCCGTCGCGCAGTGCGCATTCCAGTTCTGATATCAGCTGCACGGCACGCTTCATCAATGCGGTGCTGCTGTGCAGTACATCCAGATCAGCCGGTGCGGCAGGTACCGTTTCAGGGATGAACCACACGGCACCCACTTCAGCGCACAGGGCATCGAGAATGCGGGTGTCTTTGGTGATGCGCAGGATCTCCACCGCTTCGTCCAGCCGCAGGTGATGGCCGTCCTGATCCGGGTCCAGCTTCTTGCGCAGAGTATCGGGGCTGGGATGGTTGCCCATCATCGCGGCGACGACAGGCAGACCACCTTTGTAACTGTGAACGGCGTGGTAAACCGCCATCTGGGGAGTGTGAATGCCACCATGGCATTGGCGTGTCCGTCTGCTCATGTCCGTATCTCTTTTATATAGCCGTAGTTCAGAGGGGGTGACTGGGCTTAAATGAGTCCTGAGGGTTCAGCTTTTGCGAGACTCGATCGCCTCCTGAATCAGTCGAGCGCCCATGCTGGAGCGGGATCTATCTTCGTCATCCGCCATCTTGCTGACCTCGTCGAGCAGGTCTTTGGGCAAGACCACCTGCAGTGTGCGGCGGGGCCGGATTGTGTCGCGGTTTTGCGTTGTGGTGTCTGTCGAGGGCATAGCCTAGAATTCCTTAAGTTATTAGCCGTTAATAACCGTTACTAACAGCAATGATTGCACTCGTTTGAGTGCATGTCAACAAAAGTGTATCCGAATGAGTGAAATTGGGGACCGGTTAAAGGAGGAAAGGGAGCGCCTTGGCCTGAGTCAGGAAGAGTTTGGTGCGGTTGGTGGAGTGGCAAGAAACGCCCAATCCAACTATGAAAAGGGCAAAAGGGCGCCTGATAGCGAGTATTTGTGTGCAATTGCCAGTGCTGGTGCCGATGTACTGTACATCCTGACAGGCACTCGAATGGATACATCAGTCACGGGGTTGTCATCGGATGAGGTAGAGCTGCTGGGCGTGTACCGTGGGTGTACCCACCTTGGGCAGCGGCACCTGATGGCAGCGGGCAAAGCCTTCCAGTCGCTGGCCCTTGATAATCACAGTGTTGACGCAAAAGGCCCCGTTTATCTGGCTGCCGCAGAAGATGAAGGGACTTTTGGTTAGAAAACGCGCACGTACAGTATTAGACTGTTAGTAATTGTTATTAATTGACAGGGAGTTGACCATGCAACTGAAGGGTATTCTGCTGGGCTTACTGATGGCGTCGCCCCAGGCGATCGCTGCCGATCCCACCATTCCATATGAGGTGATCAAGCGGGATGAACTGGGCAGCATCAAGCTCAGCCTTGATGTTCAGGTGCAGCTGGTAGACGGCCGCCTGCCCAGCACCGATGAGCTGGGGGCGGTGTCAGAACACCTGGTTGAAACCTCGGCCAGGCATGATCGCACCTTCGTCAGCTTCTACCTGCCCGATATGAAAGTCGGTGCCGGCGCGTTCGCCACCGCCCACCACAACCCTGATATGCAGGTGCAGATTCAGGACTTCATGCTGATGCAGTATCCGCAGTACCTGGAACTGCTGGATCAGTGACATGACCAGCCTGCCGGTGGTCACCATCACCTATACCGACCTCGGCGGGAACACCACCCGCCGCAGCGTCGAGATCCGATCCACAGACGACGAACGCTTCGAGGCGATCTGCCATAAAGCCCACG